TATGCCCGTAGCGTCCAAATCGAAAAGCTCTATGTAAGGGTCGGTTGAAGGCTGTTGGACTTCAGTTGAAAGGCTCATAGGTCAAACACCTGCTCGAACGTTGCTTGCATGGTGGATCTCCCTACAAAATCCCTTGGTGCTCTTGACCATGACGCACAGACCCATTTAAGCGCAGAGGATTCACCCGGGGGAGTCCACAAAAAGGCCGTTGCGCCAGCTTTCCCAATCAGGAAAGAGTCGATACTATTGGCATCGGAGTCGAGCAGGTTGTCCCATTGAACCTGCCACGTTGCGACAATATTATTGATCCCGTCCGGCGTCCTCTGGTTGTATCCGTCGCCGAATTGAGCCGTCAAAACCCTGCTCTTGATTTGTTTGCTAGATGAAAAGGAGCACGGGACACTAGGAAAAGTATCTAAAGCCATATCAACCCCTTATCCCCCTATTCAGCGTATTCCCCGGCCTCATCTGTTCCTGGATGGTGCGGATTATTTCGGACCGCATGGCTTTTGCTACCTGTTCGCCGATTTGTTGACCTTGCGAGATGTCAGATTGAGCCCCACTCGCACCGGACTGAACATTGACATTCACAGGGGCATTGATCGTAATCCCTCCAGCACTGCCCCCGCGAGGGATAACAGTCTCTCCGCGCTGAAGGATTGCCGGAAATTCATCACTGGCAAGCCCCGAGTGATACCGTTTGGCGTTGGCAAAAATCGCCATGTTCACGGGTTTACTCGGTGTGGATGGATCACCTACGACACCCCCTGAATGATGGAAAGGAACAATGCCATAGCCCGTTTTACCGAGTGCCGCGTCATATCCGACACCCCCAGAGAATACCCCGGTGAATAGGCCAAATATGCTGGAAATGGCGCTGTTTGTCGTTTGTTGCATGGCAAGGCGAGCCATGTCTTTTATCATGGACGTAACGAGGTCTGAAAAGGATGCCTTGCCCTCGAAAGCCATGTCAACAAACGTATCAGAAACGTCCTGGAGAGCGTCCTTGAAAGCGTTTGCCGCCTGCATTCCACCCTCAAAAGCGGTTGGAAGGGTTCGCCTCAATTCATCTGCCCCCTCAAGAAATCCCTGGTAGTAAGATCCCGTTCCCTTGAGTTCTGCCATTCGGATCTGCTCACCAAAAATCTTGGACAGAGCGGTCTTTTCGGATTCGCTCTTTCCTATCGACTCCCTGTCCTTTTGGGCTTTCAACAAGAGCACTTGAAGGGCATATTGCTCTTGGAGTGTTCCGGTCAATTCAGCGTATTGCAGGTTTAGATTGGCAACGCTTTCAGCTTCTTGGGATGCTATATCCCTCCAACGATCGTCCTCTTTGAGTTGTGCCGTCTTGTCGATTATATCGTAATATTCGGACGCTACATTTTTTAGTGCCTCATAATCTGCCTTTGCCTTGGCTGTTTCCGCGTAGGCTTCAGGAGTGGCCCCGTAGGGGGAACGTGCGAGTTTTTGTTGAATCTCCTTATAGGCCTGTTGCGCGGATTCAACACGCTGGCTGAATGCAATTTTTGCGTCGTCGGCCCATTTCTGGATCTGAGTGCGTTCCGACTCGAAAAGATCACCGGATGAGACTTGCCAGTCCCTCATGTATTCTGCTTTTGCGTCATTGAGCTTCTGGAACACATCTTCCGTGGACTGACCAAAGCGCATCAAGGATTGATCGATGTCCGTGTAGTCCATCTGCCTCTGAGGAGTTTCAATCTTGGTCGCTTTCTGAAGGGTCTTGTCATATTGATCCTGAGCGTAGGACTGCAGCTTTGTGAATGCCTGCTGGTTGATCACACCGTCCTTGAGCCATTGCTGGTACTTCGCCATGGACTCATTGAGCTTTTCAAGCGGGCTATTAGCAGTCTCTATGGCCCTCCCGGCTTCCTTGGCCGAGTCTGTCCACTGGTCCCAATATTCCTTTTGATTCTTTTTGAGCGCCTCATAATCTCCGGCTGCCTGTTTGGCGCGTTGAAGCTCGATGTCTTGCTGCGGGATGAATCTTGCCGGGTTTTGTCCTATAGGCTTATTGGCGGCTTGTGTGGCGTCTATCAAATTGAGCGTTCTTGAAAACTCATCCCTGAACATCTTGAACCGTTCCGGGTACTCATTGAGAGAATGCGCTACCGTAGTTAATTGATTGACGAGCCACGTAAAGCCTTGCGATAGACCGGACCCTTGAGCCAGGCTATCCCCCAACTCTCTGAGTTCGTTTTTTAACCTGGCCGTGGCATTCGATGCCGTATTGACTGCCGAAGCCACCCCATCAGAATATTTGTCTCCAACGACCTTGGCAAATTTAGGGAGAACATCCAGCCCAACCTCTCCCTTTTGGAGCATGGCGTCCAATTCCCCCGTAGAAACACCAAGAGCCTTTGCCATATTTTGAACTGCATCCGGGAGGCGTTCCCCTAATTGCGTCCGAAGTTCCTCGGCAGTGACCTTCCCCTTGCTCATCATCTGCTGTACGGCGAGCATGGCGCCGGCCATCTGGTCGCTGCTCAGCTTCAAAACGGCTCCCTCCTGAGCAATCGCCGCGAAAATCCGTTTGGTCGTTTCGCCCTCAAGATTTGTTCCCTTGGACGCGGCAAGAAGCCCCTTGTATGCATTTGATAGAACGACAACATCCTGCCCGAGTCGATTAGCCTCCTTCCTCACAAACTCCAACTCATTGCCTGCGTCGGCTTGGGCGAGAGCCTGGAACGTGGCGCGGAGTTGATTCATCTGCTCATTGGCGGTCAGAATGGACTTTGCAGCACCAATGATAGCTGTTCCAGAGAAAGCGACCCCAAAGGCATTCCCAACCGCCCCCAATGTTCCGTTAAGTCTGGACAGGTCAGAGCTTATGGTGTTGATATTTGATATGGTTTGGCGTATCTTTTGAGAGGCGTTGTCTTTTGCTTCAATCTCAATGATGATCTTATTGCTTGCCATTTTGCCCACCATTCAGAGGAGAGGATATGGATATCGTAAGCGGTCTTTTTTTTGGAGTGTTCCTGCTGCTCATTGGGATTGGCTTCTTTCTCACCATTCGAAACATCGTCCTATGGTATTTTCGAGTGAATGAAGCCATGAATCACCTAGCTCTCATTTCGTACCGCCTTGAAGAGTTGCTGAAAAAATAGATAGCTTTTGGATCATTTCGCTCGTCATGGATCGGGGGGTTCCTGAAGCCTCCATGCACATTCGGAGTGCCTCGGCATTCAACCCCCCCATCCCATCCCAAAAAGCCGAGTAGAACCGGCTTGAGAGCCACCAAAACACCTCATTCCATTTGTGGACCTTTGGCATTCCGTGTTCACACCCCTCGCAGGCAGGAAGCCTGCCTTTCCGTTTTGCCATCAAGCGGCAGGCTTTGCACATTTTCATGTGCTCGTCGGATCTGGCTTTAACTGTCCATCCTGCGAGGGCTCTGAGTTTTTTAGGGCTTCGTCCTGCTCTTTCAGGTATGCTTCCGCGATTTGATTTAGAAGGCCTGGACGCTTCCCGAATAGAGCGGATTTCGTCTCTGGATCGCATGGAGCAGGCTCTCCATTAGGGAATCCAACCCCTTTCCAATCCTGAATCCTGGCCACGAATGCCCTGGCCGAAAAAGCCCACTCGCTTTCGATATCGGTTTGCATCAATTGGATGACGTCCTCGAACCGCTCCTCCCGGATAGCGAATTCGGCGCCTTCCGCTTCCACCCATTTGAGCTCTGGTCTGTTTATCGTAATCATGCGTATGCCGAATGACTGTTGGTGAGGACCACCTTGACAATGCTCGAATCTGAGTCATTGTCCAGGTATCCCGTCCAGTTCATATCCACCCACACCCCTTCCGGCCCGGTTACGGGGGGATAGTTGAGCTCGTATTTCACCTCGTCGATGGTGATAGCCATGACATTGGTCCCATTGGTAGCCGTGAGCCCAATAGATGATTCGGTGAAGTTGGTAGCCTTGTCCACCATCGTCATGGAATCGAACATGGCGTGAATAGTCCCGCTTGCCCTCACTTTTCCTTCAGGCAAGTCGCCACGAAGGCCACCGGAACCGGAGGTAAAGATATTACCGTCAAGGCCGTTCTCGAAGTTGAACGAGCACGATCCCACGGTTGTCGCAGGAGACCCTCCCTCGGAAAGTGCGAATTGAGAGAGGGAGAACGGCAAGAATGAAAGCGAAGATGGAGACTCATCCATGCTGGTGGTTCCGGTCGTCAGGTTCTTCCCCATCATGGATACAGTGGCAATCATTTCGGATTGGTCCTGGCCCCAATCCACCGTGAAGCTGATCCCGTTCACCTTAATGCCGTTGTAGAGAAAATACCGGCTGAACGATGCCCCATCGGAGTATTTCCCCTCAACGACCCATGAAGGGATGGACATAAGGACCGGCTCCACTCGTTACTGGGCTGCCAAAGAACATGGAGAGCCAGTAGCCAAACGTGATGGCGTCAATGGGAACCTCTGCCGATGGATCAACCGTAAATCTCCCCTGGGAAGGAGTCCCGGCATCACGCACACTGGTGATGATCTGACTTTCAGAAGTGCTCCGCTTTGCATTCGGAGTGAAGGACTTGATGGGAAGAATCACGGCCGTTGTAGTTGTGGCCGGAGTCGTCCCGAAAACAGATTCTTTTATGCCCCCTATGAGTTGAGCGAAACCGCCGCGTACCTGTGCCATTATTTTTTCCCCCTTGCCCTATCAAGGCCGTTA